GGCTTACTAAAGATGAGGTTAATTCTTGGGAATTACCAGAAAAGCCTACTGTGTTTGAATTTGCTCAGTTTGTAGAAGCCAAACTAAAGGAGAAGAACACATGAAGCTAGGACCATGTCAGATGCATGGCTTACCAGAGCTAATCACTGATGCTGAGCTCATAGCCATTGCTAAGGACCAACAGACCTACTTGAATACCTTTGCTGATGGTCCTATACTACGCTTTGGAAGGGCCCTAGAAGCTGTTATAAGCCTTCGCTACGAGGAGCAGATAGCTGAGCTAGAGCGAGAGGTAAGGATGGTACGTGAACGTGTTAAACGACTTGAACAGGAGAACTCATGGCTGGAAGAAACAAACGTAAGAGTGATGCAGACAACGAATCACTAATGGAGCTGGTCCCTAAAGAAACCCTACAGATTGTAAGTATTACTTGCGATAACAAGGGTAGTGTGATGGGCCTAGGTAACAATGGTAAGTTGTATAAATACAACAGTGACAATAGGGAATGGGTGATGCTATGAGATGTTTGTCTTGTGACTGTATCCTTACAGACTATGAAGCTACACGAAAGTCAGCACACACTGACCAGTACATTGACCTGTGCAATAGGTGTTTCTCCTACGTTGACGATGACCTAGATGTGGTGGATCGTCCTGACCTGGAGCACGAAGATGCTGAATCAGATGTTGACAACGATGAACTTCTGTGATAGAATCTCTATATAGATACTATGAAGTTTACTAAGTATTCTTTATATTATAATTATAATTACTATTAAGAAAGGAACTATGAAGTGGAAGACTATGAGCAGCAAGCCTACGAGGAAGGACGTTATTGGTTTTGTCTGAATGATGTGGTTGACTACATGGAGATTGTTGGTCAAGACAAAGTGTTTGCTGACTTGTCTGATCTTTTCAACCAGCGTCAGAAGTTTGATACCAAGTACAAATCTAAAATTAACCTTGATGATATACCTTTCTAGGAATATAAATGGCTGAGCAACTGAAGTCACATCAACCTTGTCCTGATTGTGGATCGTCTGACGCACTGGCTGTCTACGAGTGGGGCACTAAATGCTACTCATGTGGTAAGTCTAGGGTTAACCCTGAGGAGCAGAACACAATTGGCAAAGGCGATAAACGGCTCTCTGAGGGCCTCAAACAGAGGATGACTATGCACACCCTTACCTTGGTACAACCAGCGTCTCTGGAGTACCATTCCGTGCCTTCCAGGGGCATCACCAGGGATACCTGCCTGGACTATGGTGTAGGTTCCCATAACAATCACTACTATTTCCCTTACTACAATGGGCCAGATGAGCTCGTAGCGTACAAGAAAAGAGGGACAGAACAGAAGCAGTTCAGCATCGAGGGTACGTGGAAGGATGCCAAGCTGTTTGGTCAGCAGTTGTTCACCAAGGGAGGGAAGTATGTCACGATTGTGGAAGGCGAGTTCGATGCTCTCGCAGCGTATCAGATGTTGGGTAGTAGATATCCTGTGGTTTCTATTAGGAATGGAGCGGGCTCTGCTCTCGCTGATTGCAAGGCGAATTATGAGTGGCTCGACTCATTTGAGAATGTGGTCATTTGCTTTGACTCTGACGAACGAGGTAGATCTGCTGCTGCTCAGGTGGCTGAGTTGTTTGGAACCAAGGCACGAGTATTTAAGCACAGTCAAACCTTCAAAGATGCGTGTGACTATCTCTCCGCACAAGAATCAAAAGGATTCGTAGACCAGTGGTGGAAGGCTGAGCAGTATGTGCCTGATGGTATCCTGCCTGGGTCCACACTGTGGGAGCTAGTCAACCAGCCAGTAGAGAAGGCTGAGGTGATGTACCCATTCAATGGTATGAATGACCTGACCTATGGCATTCGTACTGGTGAGCTAATCACTGTGACTGCAGGCTCAGGGCTGGGCAAGAGTCAGTTCCTTCGAGAGATTGTGTACCATGTGCTCAAGAACAGTGACGCTAACATTGGCCTGATGTTTCTTGAAGAGTCTGTTAAGAAGACTGCGCGCAGCTTGATGTCGCTATCTATTAACAAGCCACTCCACCTACCAGATGCTGAGGTATCAGATGACGATCTTCGACTGGCCTTTGATGATACTCTTGGGACTGATAGGCTTTATCTGTTTGACCACTTTGGCAGCACTGGCGTTGATAATATTATTAGTCGGGTTCGCTTCATGGCTAAGGCACTTAACTGCAAGTTCATCTTCTTGGATCACGTCTCGATTGTGGTGTCCAGCCAAGAGAATGGTGACGAGCGTAAGGCGTTGGATGAGATCATGACCAAGCTTCGCATGATCGTAGCAGAGACTGGTGTGTGCCTGTTCGCAGTGTCCCACCTCAAGCGTCCTGATACCAAGGGCCACGAGGAGGGTGCAGCTACCAGCTTGTCGCAGCTACGTGGGTCAGGGTCTATTGGGCAGTTGTCTGATCTGGTCATTGGCCTGGAGCGTAATGGTCAGGCTGAGGATTTGCAAGAACGCCACACCACCAGGGTTCGTGTGCTTAAGAATCGATTCAGTGGCTTGACAGGACCAGCATGTTCGTTGTATTATGATAAGACTACTGGACGAATGACTGAGACCTTTACTGATGAGCTATAGAACTATCATCCTTGACATCGAGACAAACACAAAGCATGACACCATCTGGTGCTGTGTTACCAAAGACATTGGAGCTAAGGAAGTAAACGTATGGACGGAACCAAAAAAGTTGAGCGAGTATCTAAGACCAAGCGACAAACTCGTTGGACACAATCTCATTTCGTTCGACTTACCGATCTTGAATCGGCTGTGGAACTTGAAGACTCACTCGAACCCAGTAGCAGATACATTGGTGATGTCGAGACTACTGGATCCGCAGATCGAGGGAGGACACAGCCTAAGCGCATGGGGAAAGAGACTCAGCAACCATAAGGAAGACTTCACTGACTTCGATGGTGGCCTGACGCAGGAGATGATTGACTACTGTATCCAGGACGTGCATGTTACTGACATGCTGTATCAGAAACTAAGCAGGGACCTACAAGATTGGGGAGAATCAGTTGAGCTCGAACACGAAGTTGCGAGTATTATCAGAGATCAAGAACAGCATGGATTCCTGCTGGATAGAACCAGAGCTATGTGTCTCATTACCGAATGGAAGACGAGGCTATCTGAGATCGAGGAGAATCTCCAAGCTGTCTTTCCGCCTATTGTCACTGAGCGTTATTCGGACAAAACAGGAAAGCGACTCAAGGATGATGTGGAGTCCTTCAACCCAGGCTCTCGTCAACAGATTGCTAAGAGGCTAATCTCCCTTGGGTGGAAGCCTACTAAGTTTACAGATAAGGGACAGGTGATCGTAGATGAAACAGTCCTTGCAGGAGTTGATATTCCAGAGGCTAAGCTTATCGCAGAATACCTACTCATTCAGAAGAGGGTATCTCAGGTTAGCTCCTGGCTTGATTGTGTTCAGCAAGATGGGCGTGTTCACGGTAAGGTGTTCACCAATGGAGCAGTCACTGGACGAATGACACACAACAGCCCTAATATGGCTCAGGTGCCTTCCTCTGGATCTCCATGGGGTAAGGACTGCAGAGACTGTTGGATCGTACCAGAGGGCTATAAACTGGTTGGCATTGACGCTTCAGGGCTGGAGCTTCGTATGCTGGCACACTACATGAAGGATGATGATTATGCAAAAGCAGTGGTTGATGGTAGGAAAGAAGACGGTACTGACATTCATACCAAGAACCAAGTTGCCGCAGGACTTAAGACAAGGGATCAAGCGAAGACTTTCATTTACGCATTTCTCTACGGAGCAGGCCCAGCGAAGATCGGAACAGTTGTTGGTGGTGGGGAGAAAGAAGGCAGGCAACTCATCAAGGCTTTTCTTGATAACACTCCCGCGCTCGAAGCACTTAGAGCAAAAGTGTCGAGGCATGCTGAGAAGGGCTGGCTTACAGGTCTCGATGGTAGGCACCTGCAAATACGTTCCGCACACGCTGCACTCAACACACTCCTACAGGGGGCTGGTGCGATTGTAATGAAGAAGGCTCTCGTGCTCCTGGATCGTAAGATCAAGGCCATGAAACTCAGAGCACACTTCGTAGCTAACGTGCATGACGAGTGGCAGATCGAGGTGGTTGAGGAGGACGCAGAGATGGTAGCAGCAATGGGCATTCAGAGTATTCGTCAAGCTGGTGAGAAGTTTAAATTGAATTGTCCTCTTGACGGGGAAGCAAACATAGGTTATACATGGGGAGATACGCATTGAGCTTGACACCAGATCAGATGAAGGTATGGACAGACATGATCGACTGGCTAGTACAGCAGGATGGATTTGTAATCATCGGGACCAAGGATAACGAGGTGAATGCCAAGTCATCTGTTGAGCTTGATGAAGCATTGGAGCTAGTGGGCATGGTCTATGACATGCTTCATAACTCCCTGGAGAGTGGGGCTCCAGAGGGATTGCAAACCCTACAATAGTGTGGTATAATATTATCTTAACTTAACTTGTTCAGGAGAACAAATATGGAATTGAAACCTCTTAAGATTGAAGCTGACATCATGTGGGCTTTCCTTGATACACCTAACCAGATGTCTGGTAAGTATCAAGTGGATCTCTGCAACCTGTCTGACAAGGCCATCCGTGCCCTGGAGGATATTGGTGTGAATGTTCGCAACAAAGAAGGCAAAGGTTTCTTCGTAACAGCGAAGTCGAAGAACTATCCTATCCCTGCAGTGACGAAAGAAGGTAACACGATCACTGCTAAGGTAGGTAATGGCTCTCGTGGTGTTGCGTTGGTCAAGCCTTACGCCTATAAAGCCAGTGGTAAGTCTGGCGTAGCAGTAGGTATTAATAAACTCATTGTCACTGATCTCGTAGCTTACGAGGGTGGTGAGAGTGAATCAACCGATGACGCACTATAAGGAGCTATCATGACTGTCAAAACTAAAAAGCCTGTGGTATCAGCATCTGTCAAACAGAATCGTGCAGTGTACGAAGTCGAGGTACCTGATGGTGGTAACATCTGGCCTGACACTTTCCAGTTCTCTGTCTACCCTGATGGCAGTGTCATGCTGAACGATGATACCTTTAACACTACCAAGGTAGCAGCGACTGCACTTCGTCAGATGGCTGACTTCCTCGACAAGTTCAAGGCCAAGTAATGCTTGCTATTCTAGATGGTGATATCTTTGTGTATCGAATTGGATTCGCTTCTGAGGGTGAGAGCAAAGGTATTGCCATATCTAGGATGGCCTCGTTCGTTGAGGACCTGATCATGATGCCTGAGATAGGAGACTACCAGGGCTACATTACAGGTTCAGGTAACTATCGTTTTGAGATAGCCAAGGAAGCCCCTTACAAGGGCAACAGGACTGCTGCTAAGCCTGAGCACTACGAGCTCCTTCGGGAATACCTTGTCAGTGCGTGGGGATTCGAGCTGGTGGAAGGTCAAGAAGCTGACGATGCTATAGGGATTAAAGCCTATACAATGGACATTGAGGATTACATGATCTATAGCATTGACAAAGACCTTGACATGATTCGTGGTTGGCATTATAATTTCAACAAGGATGACAAGTACTTTGTTGACGAGGGTGACACACTACGCACATTCTACAAGCAGGTACTCACAGGTGATCGAGTAGATAACATTCCTGGTCTTAAAGGCATTGGACCTAAGAAAGCTGATAAGATCCTTGGTGATGCTCTTACAGAGAGCGAGATGTTTAAGGCAGTACTCGAGGCGTATGACAATGACATTGAACGAATGACGGAGATGGCACAGCTACTATGGATAAGACGAAAGGAAAACGAGATGTGGCAACCCCCAAGCTTGTCTACCTCGAATGGGTAGACGCAGTAGCTGATCTAGGATGGGAAGCAAACTGCAAGGCAGAGCTGCATCATTGCCACACTGTAGGGTTTATTGTGGACGAGACGAAGGACGCTATATGCATAGCAGCGACATGGTCTATCACGATGAGCAATGCACGGATGCATATCCCCAAAGCCTGGATCACTAAACGAAAGGCAATCAATCTTGAAACCAAGCAGCGCAAAACAAAAAGGAAGACTGCTTCAGCAATGGACCAGGGACCTGATCATCAAGGAGTTCAATCTTAGTGACGAAGATGTCAGATCAATCAGCATGGGCGCGCAAGGGGAAGACATCCTCTTTTCCAAAGCTGCGTCCGAGCGACTACGAATTTCTATCGAATGCAAAAGCAGGGATCGAATTGCCGTTTACGGCTTCTATGACCAAGCGAGAGAAAACACACCAGCAGCGAGAGAGCCAGTCGTTGTTATTAAACAGAATCGAAGATGCCCCTTGGTAGTAATTGATGCCGAGTACTTCTTCAAACTATTAAAAGGAGTTGTAACATGCGAGTCAGTGGAGTCCCCTACGAAGTAGATAATCCTAAAGAATACACAATGGAGTTTGAGTTTACCTTCCGTGGGCAGAAGTGGCCTGAGAATTTTAAAGCTAACGAGCTCACGAAGAAGCTAGTGGTCAGTGATTGTACGACATGGGGTGAAATCCATGATGAGTTCCTTGACTTCCTCAGCGCAGCCTATGGCTATAACGTAAAGGATATGGTGAAAGATAATGACACGAACACATTTAGTAATTCCTGATTGTCAGGTTAAAGATGGAGTCGATCTCTCGTATCTTTCCTGGGTTGGTCAATATATTGTTGACAAGAAGCCAGATGTTATCATCAACATTGGAGACTTCGCTGATATGCCTAGTCTTTCTTCTTATGACGTAGGTAAGAAGAGCTTCGAAGGCAGACGATACAAGACTGATATTGAAGTAACCAAGTATGCAATGAACCTGCTGCTTGATCCTATGAGGAAGTACAATGAGCGACAACGAAGAAACAAAGAGAAGCAATACAAACCACACATGGTCCTCACCCTCGGAAACCACGAAGACAGAATCAACCGAGCAATTGAAAATGATTCAAAGCTGGATGGAACAATTGGCCTGGGAGATCTTGGATACGAAGAGGCTGGTTGGACGGTCTTTGATTACCTTAATCCTGTTATTATTGACGGTGTGGTTTATTGTCATTTCTTTACTTCGGGGGTGATGGGCAGGCCAGTGGCTAGTGCTGCAGCTCTGCTGACCAAGCGTCACATGTCTGCTGTCATGGGCCACGTGCAAGGCAGGCAGATTGCCTACGCCAACAGAGCAGATGGCAAGCAGATTACAGGGCTCTTCTCAGGCTGCTGCTACCTACATGACGAGGACTATCTAGGCCACCAGGGTAACAACTACTGGCGTGGTATCTGGATGCTGCATGAGGTAGAGGATGGTCAGTTCGATGAGATGCCAGTCAGTTTAAAATACTTGGAGAAGCGATATGGAAGTAAAGCAGATTCTTAAAGAGCGTGGTGATAGGTATGGTAAGTACAACAACGTAGCATGGACATCTCAGAAGCTGAAGGAGACAATGCGTGACTCCTACAACTGGCGAGAGATGAAGCTGCACTGGACTCAGAAAGAAAGTCTTGATCTTATCTGCAACAAGTTAGCTAGAATCTTAAATGGTGATTCTAACTATAAGGATTCATGGGTAGATATTGCTGGCTATGCCCAACTTGTCGTAGACCAGCTTGACAAGCAAACCAATTTCTGATATAATAATAGGTTCCTCTATGGCATTGACGATACCTGAAATACAGGAGAGGTTAAAGCGGCTAGACGAGTTCACCTTGATAGAAGAGTTAAACATTAGTTCCGAGGACATAGTAGATCGGTTCTCTGATATCATAGAAGAACAAGCGGATAGGTTAGAAAAACTAATAGACTGGGAAGATTGAATGGAATATCTGGGAATCAAACTAAGACAACAACAATATGAATACACCGATCAAGCAAGCAAGCTACTCAAAGACTACTACATGCGAAAGCACGAGGACAGCCCAGACCAAGCCTTCGCTCGAGCAGCCGTTGCCTACAGCTACGGAGACATGGAGCTGGCGCAGCGTATCTACGAGTATGCTTCTAAAGGTTGGTTCATGTATGCAAGCCCTGTGCTCAGCAATGCGCCTCTGCCTGGAGAAAAGCCTAAGGGTCTACCGATATCTTGCTTTCTCGCGTACGTTCCTGATACTCTTACTGGCCTCATTAGTCACACTGCTGAGCTCCGTTGGCTATCAGTACTGGGAGGCGGAGTTGGCGGTCACTGGTCTGATATTAGGAGTACTAGCGATATTGCTCCTAGTCCTATTCCTTTCCTGAAGACAGTCGATGCAGACATGACTGCCTATCGCCAGGGCAAGACACGAAAGGGTTCGTATGCAGCATACCTGGATGTTAGTCACCCTGACATCATTGAGTTTCTTAATATCCGTGTACCTACTGGCGGGGATCCTAATCGTAAATGTCTTAACCTACATAATGCGATCAACATTAGTGACTCGTTTATGCGAGCGGTTATTGAAGATAAGGTCTGGGAGCTGATCGATCCTAATGACAAGACTGTACGGGACACAATCCCAGCTCGTGAGCTATGGCAGCGTATCCTCGAGACTCGCTTCCGCACTGGCGAGCCTTACCTTAACTTCATCGATGCTGCTAATCGTGATATGAATCCCTTCCAGAAGAGGAAAGGGCTGACGATCAAAGGATCAAACCTGTGTAATGAGATCCACCTAGTGACTGATGATGAGCGCACTGCTGTCTGCTGCCTGTCTAGCGTGAACCTGGAGTACTTCGATGATTGGAAAGACACCACGATGATCCGTGACCTTATCCGCTTCCTCGATAACGTGCTGCAGTTCTTCATTGACCATGCTCCCAGTGAGCTCGAGCGTGCTAAGTTCAGTGCATCTGCTGAGCGCAGCCTAGGCCTTGGTGCAATGGGATTCCATAGCTATCTCCAGAAGCACAACATTGCCTGGGAATCTCCTATGGCTATCAGTCGTAATATATATATCTTCAAACATATCAAGACGGAGGCTGTAATTGAGACTGAACTTCTTGCCGAAGAACGTGGTGAGCCCTTTGATCTGGAAGGCTCTGGAGTGCGTAATGCTCACCTGCTTGCTATCGCTCCTAATGCCAATAGCTCTATTATCAGTGGTTGTTCACCATCTATCGAACCTATTAAGTCGAACGCGTACGTCCATCGTACAAGGGCTGGAGCGCATCTGGTCAAGAATAAGTATCTGGAAAAACTTCTAGAAGAGAAGGATCAAAATACTGATGCCGTGTGGCAATCTATCATTCTGAACGAGGGATCTATCCAGCACCTAGACTTCCTAGACGAGTACGAGAAAGCTGTGTTCAAGACTGCGTTTGAGATTGACCAAGCCTGGGTGGTGGACCATGCTGCTGATCGTCAACAGTACATCTGCCAGGGACAATCAGTTAACCTGTTCTTCCCTGCTGGGGCCAACAAAGGACACGTCAACAGTGTACACATCAGGGCCTGGAATCGCTGCTTGAAGGGCCTGTATTACCTTCGTACTACCGCAGGTGTATCAGCAGATAAGATCAGTCAGAAGGTTGTTAGGAATGCATTGAAGGACGCAGAAGAGTGCGTTGCTTGTCATGGATAAGGAGAAAACTATGAGCGTATTGGCACCATCGATTACTTACAAACCATTCCAGTACCCCTGGGCTGTGGAGGCTGCAGTCGAACACGAGAAGATTCACTGGGGTGAGTGGGAAGCTAAGCTGAACGAAGACGTAGCGCAATGGAAGATTGGAACGATCACGCCTGAAGAGAAGAACCACATCACTTCTATCCTTCGACTGTTCACCCAGTCAGACGTAGCTGTAGGTACCAACTACATCGAGCAGTTCCTGCCCAAGTTCAAGAACAACGAGATCAGGGCTATGCTGACCAGCTTTGTCAATCGTGAGTTCGTTCACCAGCGTGCCTATGCTCTGCTCAACGACACACTAGGGCTGGCTGAAGAGGAGTACTCATCGTTCCTGGAGTACGAGGAGATGAGAGACAAGATCGAGTTCATGCAGTCTGCTGACGTGCACACCCAGCAAGGGCTAGCTAAGGCACTGGCTCAGTCAGCCTGTAATGAGGGCATGAGCCTGTTCTCAGCCTTTGTCATGCTGCTCAACTACCAGCGTCAAGGCAAGATGAAGGGCATGTGCGAGATCGTTGAGTGGAGTATCCGTGATGAGTCTAAGCACGTGGAAGGCATGACTCGCCTGTTCCATGAGTTCCTGAAGGAGCACCCACGGATCGTTACTGACGAGTTCAAGCTTGGCATCTACCAGATGTTCCGTGATGCGGTAGCTCTCGAGGACAAGGTTATTGACCTAGCCTACAAGGAGAGGAAGGAGATCGAGGGCTTGTCTGCTGCAGAGGTGAAGCAGTACATTAGGTACATTGCTGATCGCAGATTGATTCAGCTAGGACTGAAGGGCAACTGGAAGGTCAAGGAGAATCCCCTGCCTTGGCTGGACTGGATCGTGAATGGTGACAGCCTGAAGAACTTCTTTGAAGGCGTGGTTACTGACTATAACGCTGACGGTATGTCAGGTGACTGGGGCTGGGCTAAGGCCGCTTAAGGAGAACAGAATGGAAATTGAAATCGGATTGATCAGTGGAGTGTCCCTTGGTTTTGAATACCAGGAACTAGATAAAGGCTACCTAGTCTTCGACTTGTTTATTATTAGAATCCTACTGAGTCGAGCGACAGAAGAGTAATCCCAGAGCAGTACCTTTACAGCCCTCTTCGGAGGGCTTTTTTTATTCCTTGGAGTAGAGAGCCTTCTCGTCTTCTCTGCGCTTGAGCAGGCCCTTGAGCACCTTGCCGCCTGCCTTGGCCCACTTCAGAAACTCTTCTGCAGCTCCCTCGTAGTCACCACGATTATGCTTCATACGTAGGCTGGACTTCTGCAAGCTTCCTAGTCCTACGTTAAAGCTGAAGCTAACCAGGGCATCGAACTGACCCTGAGTCATCTCTCCAGGGCAAAGCCTGTGTACACCCATCTCAAACCTAGCTAGGTCCTTCCTTAGGATGTCGTTGATCTCGTCCTGGGATAAGGTCCTGTTCCAGCCAGCAGGTAGTTCCAGGTTAAGGCGGTCTGCAAAAGGGACTCGTGCATGATTAGGATCAATAACATGTCCGACACCTATGGTCCACAGACGGGCTGGACAGCGGTAAGCAGTGGCTTTGACACCTTCGTGGTGCTTGATCATCTTGATGCACTCGTCAGATACCCACACTACTTCTTACCCCACTGTCTACTTCCAAACCAGAAGGAAATGATTCCGCTTAGCAGGGCCATCTCATCTTCGGAGAAAACCACGTCACTAGCTTTGATCATGTCATCGACAGACTGCACTTCACCAGACAACATGAACCAGCTAACCAATGCAATATTGATCAGGACTAGTTCAATAACAAAGATGAACGTAACAGCAGGACGAACCATACCATTAAGGTTAACCACCCACTCAGACGCACGAGCCATGATAGCCTTGTCATGGTCCAGTGCGGCACCTTGACGCTGAGCATCAGTCTCCATAGCAATCTGGTCAGTGCGGATCTCTTCGATCTTAGCCTGGGCAAGAAAGCCTTCTTTGGCTAGCTGCAGCTCACGCTCAGTCTGCATCTGTGCAAGCTTAAGCTCGTGCTGCTTGTCTGCCTTGTCCTGGAAATACTCTAGAATCTTAGGCAGGCCAGAGGCAAAGAAACCAATTGCTGATGATATTAGGCTAAGCATCTACTACTCCTTAATCTACAAAATAACCTTCAGTGAACGGATTTATACCACGCTTTAACATTTCTTTAGCAACAATAGCTCGATAGGCATTAGGGTCTGTAACCACCTCACGCATGTACATTAGACGTATTCTGCTACGAAGTTCAGACACTATTCCCATATACACTTTAGCCTGCATACGATCAGGCAATGCCAGGAAGCCAGGGTTGCTGCCTAAGTTCTCAGCAACTTGTCTAGCAACGTCACCCATCCTATTGGACATCTCAACATACTTATCTGCTGGTAGTTTATAACCATACAGATCCCTGCTAGGAGGGCTGATCCGCAGCTCAGGATTATCTAGTACTCTACGAGTAGCATCGTTGATTACAGGAGAGACAGGCAAACCAGTTACCAGACCAGAGATAGGCAGGTTCCTCTCTTCGCCTACCACGTTGACAGATGCAGGAAGGGTCTCACGGATTACAGGAATACGAGACTTCAGATTGTTCACAATCCATGCACGTAGGTCTGGGTCTCTAACTTCACGCACCAGAGGATCTTCCAGTCTAGCAATCGTGTTCAGGATGTTAGGAGTCAAGCCATTGGTCAAACCAACTAGGAAAGATTCTACTCGATCTGGATCCTGGATAGCCAGCATCATGTCAGCTAAACTCTGAGTGAAGGTCTTGTCAAGGAAAGCTGCTCTGACCACGTCACCCATGTTCTTAGCAATGCCAGCCACTCCCTTGCCCTCACGAGCTGCTTGTTGGACAGCCTCAAATGACCCCGCCACTAGGCCTAAAACGGTCTGTACGGGCTCGATACCAGCGTAGCTTATCCACCTCTCACCCACGCCTGGGACGTTCATCTTCATCGAATACTCGGGCTTGCCTTGGGCCTGCCACTTAGCTCTTTCTGCTGGATCAGAAGGCATACCACCAGTGAACTTGTTGTCTTGCACCATGCCGTAGGCCCAGACTACCATCCCAGTACCAAGGATCTGCTGACCAATGAAGTCACGATTCAGATCCTGCTTGAACTTGACCTCACCTTCCAGCTTCATGATACGCTCTTCAAGCTTGGCTGCAGCAGCAGGACTCTTAGCATTAGCTAGCTTATTACGTAGGCTACCGATAGCGTCTTGTAGATTGGTAATATCCTTGACACCCTGACGATAACGAGCAAGACCAATACCTGGAATATAACCAGCACCAAACTTAGCAATGTTAGTAGGAGTGATAATAAATGGTAGGACAAGGCTCAGCTCAGGGATATCACGAGCAGCTTGAGCCACTGCCTTAGTTCCTTTGTCGATCAGGCTATCGCCTAGCTTACTACGGAAGGTACCATAACGTGCAAAGTCATCAATCTCTTGAGCCCAGTCAGGAGCTACCTGCCTCAGGGTATCGAATAGACGATCATCAGCTCTGGATTGTTTCAGTGCCTCGCGCACGTCATCAATAAACTTGCCTGGGGTGGTGCCACGTTTAGCTAAGAAAGTCCTAACACCTTCGTTAGTAGAGGCCTCACGTCCAATACGATTGAGCATTACCTCTAGCTGGGCATGCTCGAACAATGTAGAGTATGCATCGTCAACACCACGCTGCAGCTTCGAGGGCCAAGCAAGCAGCATGTTAGCTGCCTTGGTAGCAGTGTTCAATTCATTGGGATCTTGTCCAGGCATCTGCAACCAGAAGTCATACTTGGACCTAGTCTGCCCATCGATCTCTACAGTATGGTCTCTGATACCACGCATGAACCGAGGAAATACTTTCTGGAAGGCGTAGCTGTAGCCCTTCAGAATATCCATAGCCTCTCCAGGTCTACCTGAAGCAAGACGAGCTAATGGCAGTTCGATAAACCTAGTGGTGTTACCGATAATGTTCTTAGCAATGGTAGAGATACCAGACAAATAGTTGTTACGAACCATGCTGGCAAACTGCTGACGAAGGCCAGGGTTCTTCAGAGAGTCAACCATAGCCTCAGAGACAGCCTTAGCAGCCGCCTCCTTATTCAGAGATGGGTTATTCAGTGTATCGTCTACACCTCGAACTACTGACTTCAGCCACTGGATACAACGTGCGGAGAAATTTATCATTTAGCAAGGTCCATTTGCAATGAAACTAGATATCTTACCACCGTTCTTGAACATCTGATTTAGGTTCTCAAACGATTTAAGAGCAACAGATACAGCATTCTTGTCACCAGCAATGGCTGCTGCAGAGCTCATGGTCTTGGTTAACTGTGATCCAAGGAAAGCTACCATGTTATCGTCACCAGCCAGGAGAGCTTCGTCAAGCTGCTGCATCAGGATAGGCAGGTCTTGCATCTGCTTAGCAAAGATAGGATATACAATCTGTCTCTCTGCGTCAGTCAGCACGTCACCCTTGCGATACTGCTTGGCGATGTCATCAGCCACTCGACTGTAAGCCTCATAGTCCTCTGCACCTACCTCAGACAATAGACGCTTAGCCTCTGCCACTGCTGCAGCTTCCTTATCTTCCAGCGACACACCGATACGAGTAACACTCTGCAGCCTCTGCTTGCCAACCTGAGCCAGCATCTTCAGAGCTTTGGATGATTCATCGTCTAGGTTTTGAGACAAGACACCGAGCAACTTGAACTTCTTGTTCGGATCCATCTGACTGATACGAGCAAGCTGGTTCGCCGTGAATGGACGAACACTCTTAGGAGCAAACTTCTTAAATAGTCCTATGTTACAGACTGGTTTCTTAGCAGCCATCTAACTCTCCTGCAAGGGCAGCGTCAATCAGAGTATCAGTATTCTTATGCTTATTAACCAGCATGTCTTCCAGACTACGAGCTCTGAATGCTCTACCTTGTTGCTGTTTTGATGCTTGTAATAGTTTCGTATAATCTTTAATCGTGGCTAACATATCCAGGTCAGAGGCATTAGGATCTAATCTCTTATAGATATCAGCCACACCTTCGGCTTTAGCCTGAGCAATCTTGTCACCAGGGACCATATCGTCAGTCAAAGACTTACCAAAATTATACACTATTTTAGTCTGTTCGTCAAGGTGTTTCTCGATAGGATTAACTACGCTATCAAGAGCCTTGGACATACGGAAGGGAATGACATCGATTGGTTTCTTACCCTTAGAGGCTGCAAGCTGTGCCTGTTTACCCCTTGCGATTACTTCCTTACGTACCTCAGCACCCAGTTTAGAAATCTGAGAATCAGACAGGTTTAGCGAAGTCTTCAGGAACTTTACATATTCATCATGAGACTTAGACTTGGTAGTAGGATTACCTACAATGTACAGAGCCTTGTCTACTTCAGTCTCAAACTCAAGCTTAGACGTGAAGAACGAAGGCTGTGCACCACGGAGATAGTTAGGAAGCTTGGGCAGGTTATTAACATCGAACTGGTTAACAGCAGCCTGCACTACATCCTGGCCCTGGGTGTCCAAAGTCTGAGCTACAGGGATCACTGGGTTTAGCTGGGCAGATACTTCCCTGGTAGCAATCCTACCATTCTGCTTATTGACCCACTGCCTGCCAAGGAACTCATACTCCATGTTATCTGGACCAAGCTTGATGTCACCCACCTTAGGCATCTCAATCTTAGGACCAGCCTCAACCACAGGCGCACCTGGAATATCCACTGTACCGCCACCAGGAAGGTCTACAACGGTCTGAGTAGGCTCCACCCTAGCAGAGGCTGAGGGCACTGTAGCAGCGGCATCAGCACCCCTTCCAAAGCGTTGTACAACCCCTCCGATGGCACCACCCAGGACAGTACCTAGGCCAGCTCCGATAGCTGCGGATTGTAGTCTACTATCCTCTTCAGTAAACTCAGGACGTACAGCACCAGAAACGGCACCGCCTAATCCACCTGCAGCAGCCATACCCTTCCAACCTTTGAAGAAGGCACTACCAGGAAGCAGAGTAGATGGGTTGACAAGACCACCAAGCAATCTACCAGACAAAGTAGACCAGTAGTTCTCAGTCTCTGACTGCCGTGCTAGGTTCTCTTCAAGGATACGCTCGTTAGACAGCTCACCACCAAGGAGCTGTTTAGCACCGTCAACCTCAGATAGAATCTCAGCCTTAGCACCAGCAATGAAGGAGTCAAGTTTAGACATACCCTGACGATTAAGATACCCAATGATTTCGTCATCAGTGTATCCTTCTTCCCTGGCACCAGCGACATCAAAGCCAGTCTTACCAGCTAAGTAGTCTGCTATCTCAGTCTTGGAGTAGCCTTCTTTCTGTGCTCCTACTACGTTAAAAGCAGCCACAGTTAAGCCCTTTCAAAGAAGCTTCTTAACTTATCCGAGTAGGTCTTTCGTTTACCAGCATTCTTCTCTTGAATCTCTTTTAGAAGGATGGCCTCATACTCAGCAGCATCTACGTCACTACGTACAACCCATCCACTCTCGCCATCTTCAATTTCTTCATCGGTAGGAAGATTGGACTTTGCCTTAGACTTAGCAGCTGCCTTAGCCTTAGGAGCAGGAGGTTCAACCACGGGCTTAGGTTCCATTGCTGCACGCTCTGCTTTTCGAAGAGCCTTCTTATTAGCTTCTGATGCAGCCTCGCCTTGAGCAAAGCTAGCGGCAGACGTAGCAGGCGCAATGACAGAATCAGAAGCAGCAGGTGCGTTAGCTGGAGGAGTAGGGGCAGCATTAGGATCAAAGCCACTGATAGGTTTCTTCTCACCTTTAGGAGCAGCTTTCTTATCGCCATCAGCGGGCTGGTCTTTCTTAGCCCCAGCGGCTAGCAAAGCTGCTAACGAATCTGGTTTAGTAATGACCTCAACCTCACCAGAAGCAACTGGAGTATCATCCATCTTGTACAGTCTACCAGCCTTCTCGTACAAAGCACCACCACCCTTGAGCTGATAGGTAGAGCTAACTTTCTTACCACCTTCCAGAGTAGCAGTCATCTTAGAAGCTTCAGCAGCAGCCAATGCAGCAGGCTGAGCATAACCAGCAGCAGCTAGCTGACGAGCAATGCTAGCGTAAGCGTTAGCAGAAGCAGTGGGATCAGTAGGATCAATACCCTGCAGCCCCTGAGAGATAATGCTGTTGACTTCAGATACCCTACGCAAAGCAGGATCTGATACCTCAAAGAAGCCACGTCCCTGGAACAGGTTAGCAATACCACGACCAAGCATAGCACCTGACGTAGCAGCTAATCCTAGCTGAGGGTTCTGGAAGTTCTGATACTTCTGAATCTCTTGCTGAGCTAACTGACGCTGCAAGTATTCAGGATCATTACCTAATATCTGTTGTGCGCTAAGTCCCATATCTAATCCTTAGAATAAACCGTAGTCAGAGAAATTCATACCAGAAGGTACTGATACTCTTCCTTGGAATGGGTTAATATAAGTTCTCATATCAGTAGCAAAAGGAGTTCTAGCAGCAGCTCCGCCACCACCACCAAAGCCACCAGCAGCAGCAGACAAGGCAGCTTGCAAGAATGCAGAATTAGCAGCGTTAGCTTGCTGGACACCCTGGTAACGGGTATTAGCAGCCTGAGACATACCAGCACCAAGCAACTGACCACCAGCAGCAGAGCCTTGAGTAGCTAGACCACCAAGCTGCAGACCAAGATTGTAAGGATCTTGACCAAGCTGCTCGATACTCTGAACAGTACCAAGGGTAGACTGTAGAGGAGCAAGTGCCTGAGTAGGGATCGCATACTGTTGACCAAGGAGACTAGAACCAGTACCATACAAACTAGTTCCGAAGCCAATCTGCTGCTGTGCAGCCTGCTCAGCCTGGGCAGCTAGCTGTAGATCCTGAGTCCTACGAGCCTCTGCTAGTGCACGAAGCTCAGGCTGACCGATGTCACCAACATTAAGACCAGCCCTGCCACGTCCGAATACAGAGCTTGCAAGACGCTGCTCTTCACGTGCGCGGGTAGGCTCCAGGAGTGCCTGTTGCTGGGCCATATAACGCTGTCTGACAGCCTCTGGAGTCTCTCCCAGGTATTGGGTACCAAGGTTAAAAGCCTGCTGAGCAGCAGCCCCTACAGGCGCAGCAGCCATCTGAGCCTGCTCTGCAGTGGTAACAGCACCACCAGTCAAGCCCATTAGCCTGTCCTGCAGAGCCTTGAGCTCAGGAGCTACGGTGTAGCCTCCAGCAGTTACTCGTGGAAGACCAGTGACTGGATCAGTCTCAGTGGTGAACTGTGACGTGCCGAACCTAGAGGTCATCCCAACAGGACGGAAGGCAGACGCATAAGCAGCTAGACGAGCAGCTTCAGCCTGCTGAGCAGCAGCCCTATCTGCAGCAGCTCTAGTCTGGTCTGCACCAGTAAAGACATCTAGTACGTTACCAACGATCTTACCCATTATAGACTCCTTGAGTATACTTTGTATACATTTCCATCATTTCCTTTGACAAACTGCAAGAATGTAAAACCTATTGTCTCACCAAACTTACCTAACTTCTCATTATCTACTAGTCCGTAGATAGGTACATTAAGTAAGTCTTGCAGTCTATCTAGGTTTCGTACATAGTCCTTCTTTACTTCGGAGGTCCACTTCCAAACATCAGTGTGTAACCAGAACAAATCGTTTGCGTACTCTAGATACATTATGTACTCAGCACGCTGTACTACTGGCAGCTTACCCATTAAGCTTTCATAATGTACGCAAGAGCGTAGTATGGAGGCAGGTTAGCGTTGGTACCAGAGGAACCAGTAGACCCAGTAGTCCCGCTTACTGATACACTGTGAGTGTGTGACGCATCAAAGTTAATACTGCCCACGTTAGAAGTATCAGTAGAAGCAGGAGAGGCGTTGTCAGTATAGTTACCACCCTTAGAGAAGACACCAGTGGCAACACCACCGTTGTACCAAGTCTCAGAAATCTTCTGCAACGAACCAGTAAGTGAAGCACTGTCTGTAGTAGCTGATGCACTGAATGTGTGCGTGTGTGCTACAGCAATTGCGTTTGCACTACCACCAGTAGCGGCTACAGCATAAGCAGAACCAGCACCTACAACAAACTTATCACGAAGGTCTGGAGTTCCATTAGAACCATTACACAGGTACCAGCCACTAGGGATAGAAGCAATGCTACCAGACCACATGATAATACCACCACTAGGGAATGCAGCAGTGGCAGCAGCAGTAGCAAAGGCAGTGGTAGCAAGCTGAGTCGTGTTAGTACCAGCAGCTGCAGTGGGTGCCGAAGGAGTACCAGTAAAGGTTGGGCTATTGATATCTGCTTTAGATGAGATAGCAGAAGCTACAGCAGTAAGCTCCGTATCAATCTCAGTACCTTTAACTAGCTTATTACTATCACCACTAGGAAGAGAATCCTTAGCGGTAAAGTTAGTGGCTTTCGTATAGTTACTCATATCTTATCCTTAGATAATAGTCTTACCTAGTTTAACACCTACGTCAATCTTCTGAATTGACAAAGGATTACCATTAATATCTGACTCAATGCCAATCTGCATCACAGCACCTGACCCACCTAAGTTAGCAGTGAAACGATCAAGGACAATACCACCAGAGTATTCAGCAATGTTATACTCAGCAATACCGTATTCATATGCAGTTGCTGACTCTAGATTGGTAGTCACAGATTGATAGTTGTCGGTATAGTCAAAGCCATACTTAATAGCAATAGCCTGATTAGAACCACCAATAACAACAAAGCCAGCCTTCTTCAATACCTTAATGCTAGTTGGTTGATCAAAGTCAAAGTAGTTAGTAAAGTAACGCAGGCGATAGCTAGTACCATTATCATCATGACCAAAGTACTTACCAACATAACCAGCTTTACCAATCAAGAGCTCTTTAGCTACAGTGGTAGTAAAGGCGTGAGGCTCGATACCAGTCCAGATAGTAGCTCTGGCTGAGCCATCCTGCAGAGGAGCCCTGAGGTCAAAGCAGTAGACAAACTTAGTAGCAGGCAAGGCAAGCAGGTAGAATGCATCACGATCGTAATACACTGCACGAATCTTGGTGGTGGTCTCTGATGCTACGTTAGCTACCAACTCATCTCGTACGTTCTTAGACAGGTCACGGAAGGGTAGAGACTTCTCTTGCACCACGCGCTGCAGGCTACGTACGCCAGAGTCAGACAAGAAGATGATATCCGTACCAGTGTTAACGATAGAGTCCCTAGCTACGCAGCCCACGTTAGGTATGAAGTCAGCTAGCGTGAGCTCAGTGACATCAATCGGGTTAGCGTAGATAGCAATGTTATTACGTCCGAAGATGATCAGGAAGCCGTTGTGAGCAGCCATGCCAATGATCTGGTCTGTGTTAGGAAACACTGCATTCAAGGACAAAGAACCTGAGTCACCGCCATCAAACTCAGAGCCATTAAGAAGCTGGCTGAAGTATACCGTCTGCTTGTCACCTACAATGTCTGCCATCCAGATACGACCATAAGCAGCTAGTACACAATTAGGTTTGAAGTCAGTAGTAGCATACCCAGGAGGTAAAGAGCCTACATCACCGAGACGCTGAAAACCATAAGTGCCGCTATCATGGTCATGAGGACCGCCACCGCTAACAGGTAGCTCATGGTAGACCAGTGTTTCATGGCCTGCTTGAACCAAGTAAGCATGAGGAACAGCATCAACACCGTCACCAAACGGCAGAGAAGCTGCCTGCCAGTCGTTACCAGAGATTGTATAAGAGACATCACCAGAGTTCGTAGTGTTACGTACAGTCTTAGTTACTAGTGTAGTAGTACCGACAAATAGCTTATTGTTGCCTCCAGAGATAAGCTTATTACCGTCAGTAGGATCAGCCATCTCAAACAGAAACTCGATGTTATTACTTCCAAGATCCGTGTTAGTAGCATTGACAGCATCCCATCCCCTACGTGAACCAATACGACCGTACCTATCAATCACACAATTCTGAGCAGTTAGAGCAAAGCCAGAGGACAACTGAATACTAGACTCCTGAGTATTTAAACCCAAGAAGCCAGGAGCAGCAATCGTAGCAGTAGCTAGAGGTTTAGCCATTAGTATGGAGTCCAGAGATTCTCGTCAGGATAACGACTATTCTCAATAGCGATATGGTCTGCCAATGAGGTCTGGTACAACTGGTAAGCTTCAGCACTGGTCATGCCAGAATCTTCACCGCGCTCAACCAAAGCTTTGGCATAAGCCAGGAATATCACTGGCTCTGAAGGTACAGTAATCTTGTCACTGTTAGCAGACAGAGCAGCCTGAGGCTTGATGATGTTAAAGTTAACATTGTAGATAGCATCTGGAATAGGATACAGGTCAACCTGAGTATCACCGTTAGCGTCTACACCGTTAAAATTATAGTAAGTAGGGAAGTCTTTCTGAGGAGTCTGGTTTAAGAACCACTCATCCATAGCCCTGGTAGGAGCATACTCTAGAAAGTTATCCTTCTCTAGGCATAAAACATCCAAGACACGAAACCGTTGACCAGATCCAGTCATGACATAGTTAAACAAGTCAGGAGCAGTGGTAACAGTTAGGGTCTCTGACAGAGCGTTCCAGTTGTATGCATCCTCTACCTGACGCTTGGCATCGTTAACAAACTTACTAATAAGCTTGGAGTAAGGAGTGTCAGTAACAGCAGTGACCTCGTTCTCGCGCAAGCGCACCAAGACTTCATTGACTAGATCTAAATAGTTCATTACCATTTCACCTTATCAGCCCAGTAAGCTGCAGACATCTTACCTTTAGCAATGTTAGCAGCATGACGAGCCTTAAAAGACTTCTGTCGTTTAGTAGGATCTTTGTCCCCAGTTACACCTTGTTGCCCAAAGCGAATAGTCTTGACCTCGTCACCAGACTTAGCCACTACAACATGTGACTTAGTTGGATGGTTAGGAGTACGCTTAGGCTTGTTATAACCAGATACGCCAGCACGCTCAAGTCTAGAATCCTTTTTCATATTGCATTTACCTTAACTGGTAGACACACACCGTCAACAGCACTGTCACCTAAAGCCTTCAAGACATCTTTTACTTTAGCTTCACACTTCTCTTGGCTGTAATAGTTCTCGTCAGCTTTCCAGAATGCACAGTCACCGCCAACGCAGAAGAAAGCTACCGCGATCCACATAGTCATTTCTTAGCAGTCTTCTTAGCTTGTTTGAAAGCCTTAGCAGTCGGAGCACCCTTGCTACCAACCTTCCTCATCTTCTCACCAGAGCCTTCAGCAATACGCTTACGCTTGGCATGGATGTTAGCGTAGAGACCTTGCTTCATTTCATCTTCTTTTTCTTAGGCTTCGACTTACCAGCAGCACTCAAGGCAATGGCAATAGCCTGCTTCTGAGGCTTGCCTGACTTCATCTCTTTCTTGATATTCTCAGAGATAACTTTCTGAGAAGAGCCTTTCTTCAATGGCATATCAGCCTCCATGGAATTGAGTAGCTTGATTAGTAAACAGCTCGATTGTAGCAATGTAAGTAATAGACGATGTACCAGACTGAGATATCTTAATTTGATCCCCAGCCTCGATAGCTACTACAGCATCGGACAGAAGAACAAACTCACCTACGCCTAGGTTCTTACCACCAATGATATAATGAGTAGCATTCTCTGAAGCATCATACCAAGTAACAGTAGGACTATTAGTACCAGCAGTACTGACAATGTACATCAAAGACCATAGACCAGTGTTCTTCGTAGGCACAGTGAAGATAGTCTCTTCTGCCGTGGTGGTCTTGGTTTTAGCTACGGATATCGTACGTGCCATGGTTTATAGTCTCTATAGATGCTATATTATACCACACTTTTTACTGTTTGTCAACTGTTTTCTTACCTAACCAGCCCTGAACAGTGTCTGTTTCCCAGATACGGATAGCTGTCCAGACGATCGTAAACAGGGCTGCAACGGCTGGTAGCACGTCAGCTAGGGTACCTATTACCGTGACTACAGAAACCCCGTCCAGGGCGTGCTTGGTGCCTTCTGATACGTCCATTACAGTGCCTCCGACATTTGCCTTATGATACCGTTGATATAAAGGATAGCTACTATAATAGCTGCCAACCCAAAGCAATAGACCTTGAGCATGAATAATTGCTTTCTGTCATGCCCGTCCTCGTTATAGATTCTTTCCCAGTCCTGCTTCATGCGCGCTTCAATCCTGATAATGTCATCTACAGCCTTCTGACCATAGTTTCTTTTGACTTCATCAAGCATTTCTTGTCGCATATCGTGAATCTCTCTGAATCTTTTCCACTCTTCCACAGCTTCAAAGAAGTGAGTATCAGGTTTTCTTACT